CCAACTTAGCATGTAAGGTCTGTATGTCTGTATTATTGATTTTCATTTAGTAAAATATACCTGTTAAATCCTTTGGTTTGCGATTACGTCCCAGTACTTCCTCTAAAAATACATACCTTGCGGCATCGATAGCGTGGTTAAAGGCGTCAATAGGTACGTTGAGGAAAGCACCACTTTTATCCTGTGCATAGGTGTAATTCTTGAACTCTTTGATGATATTCTCACTCCTTTGAGTGATACATATTTCATACTCTAACATCTTAGTAAGCCCTTCCATAACAGAGCCTTGCCCTTTGGTTACTGCGATGATGTTATAGCCTGCATTCTTTATTTCCTTCACCAAGCGGGGGTCAGCACTCTCGGATATAATCTTATAGGAACGGTGCTGCTGAAGGGCTTGGATAATATCGCTGGTGAGCATTTGCGTTTGATAGCATATTTCATCAATATATACCTTATCGTCTAAAAAAGCTACCTCCACGATAGCGGTAGGGTCGTGAGTAAAACCAAAGTCAAGGCCTAAGTAACGTTTCTTTGCCCAAATAGGTATATCCTCCACAATGGTAACCTTTTCAAAGATAAGCCCTTCAATCATTGCCTGCTGTCCTAATCCATATACCTGCCACAAGGAGCGGTTTTTGTGCTGCAAGCTCTCTATCTCGTCAATAATCGTTTGTTCCAAGAACGGATTATCCTTATAAGTGGATATAAAGTGATAGGTACGAGGGTCTTTGTTCAGCTCGCAAAGCCAATGGTCATCAGAAAAGGAGGGGTTATAATCCACAATAGAAAATTGAGTGGTACGCATTTTCAGCTGTTGGAACTCGATAAACTTGAGTTCGTTGGCTTCATTTACATATAATACATCACGCTTGCGACCTCGGAGCTTCTGCTCGCTGTCTGTGGAAAAGAACTCTACCCATGAACCATTGGCAAAGGTGTATATCATTTCAGACTTATTGATACTGTTTTCATCAAATACATTTAGCTTGTACAATATCTCCTTGAAATCGACAAATACAGAGCCTTTGAGAGCAGGCAGGGTAGCTCGGACAATCGAAAGGCGTGTCTTAGGGTGCGATAAGCAATAGACAATAAGCCAAATCAGGATATTATAGGTTTTGGAACTACGGCTACTCCCTTGCGCTGATACAGTGGTATATCCTTGCTTAATCGCATTATCTACTTTCGTATATATGTTAGTTGTCTGTATTATCATCGGTTCGTACTTGTTCTCGCTTGTCTATTACTTCAATGGTGAGCGATTGGGATAAAGCCCCTTGTAGAGCTAATTCGTCCTTAATACCATCGTCTGTTTTGAAGGTCTGCATAACATTAGGGATAAGTGCCAATCTATTAGCCATGGGTACTTTTACCTTTTTGAATTTGCCGTCAATGATGTTTCCGTCCTCGTCTGTTTCAGGCTCCTGCATTATGCCATATATAAGTGCATTGACACTCATATTGGCTACAGTCTGAAAAGTGCGGGAGCGATAGGCTTTTTGTATTTCGTATAGTTCGGGGTTTTGACGTATTCTTCTGTAAATGTAGGAATAGTCAGCTCCTAACATTTCAGCGGCTTTTACGGGTTGCCCTGATGTTTCGATGAGTGCTTTTTTTATCATTTCATCGGTTATTTCTTGCTTTCTACCTACTTTCTTTTTCATATTGTTAATATTGTTATATTTCTAACTATTTTCTATGATTTGTTGAACAATTTCACCTTTGATATATTTATCATCGGGTCGTACAGAATAGATTATTTTTGCTTCTTCTATTTTGTTTTTCAGTACTTCCATAAAATAGAGCTTACTTTCGTAATCGTAAAACGAAAGGGTTATATATGGATCTCCCGTTACCTCCTCACTTAGGTTGTCTTTGGTAGCTTGTTTAGCCTGCTTGACCGCTTCCTTGCGTGCGAGGCGTTCTTCATCTGTGATTTGCTCAAGGTTGCGAAAGTCATCTTTTACAGCTTGGTTATAGTCTGCTACATCAAAGACAGGGACATCGGCAATGAGTACATTTATATCGGCTTCGTCAAGCCCTGCGAGGTCATAGTCTATTTCAGGGATTAATGCAGCTAATAGGTCATTGTCAAACTCTCCTTGTGCAGTGGTAGAGTTGAAGAATATATTTTGCTCTTTCTCCTCCTTGTCTGATAGTTGTAGGACTTCCACACGTATAGGGTAGTCGTTTTCGTGGGTGTCAGGGTTGTACTTCTCTATTTCGTCTATAATAGAAAGTCGTTGGTGTCCTGATACAAGGTTGCCAGTGGTTTCGTTCCATACAATTCCTCCTGCCAATCCGATACGCTTAAGGTTTGCTTTGAGTTTCTTCTTTGCGGTATCTGATAAGCGACGAGGATTGTAGGAAGCGAAATTGATTTGGCTTCTTTGTATGGTGATTGATTGTGCTTGCTTAACTTTCATGGTCTTTATAGGTTTCGTATTCAAATACTATGCGCTCGGCTTGTGGGAACTCTTTTATTACCTTCTGATAGTCGGCAGGGTGAAAGGTTTTACAATAGAGTAGGAAAGGTAAATTACCTACATTGGTGCCTTGACTTTGCCCCTCTCCGTACTTTATAGGAGGTATTAGCTTCTTGAGTTTGATGTATTTTTCTACATCAGCATTCTTGTACTTAGATAAGGGATATAGGTTGTGGGTACTATCGGCAAACATTTCGTCTCTGTAAGTACGTAACATAAGGCGGCGATTGAGGCTGTCTGATTGCTTAAATCCAAATATTGCCCACTGTATGCCTGTATTCTTTTTGACCATCTCTGTGATGTTAGAGAGCTGATATACCCGCTGGGTAGGGTCTTTGCGGCAACCGAGTACGCCGTCTCTGCGATATTGAGAAAGGGCGTAATGTGGTACTTGTAGAAAGGTAATGTTTGGGTACTTGTGCTTTGCGTATATGATGTATTTGTTGATATGCTCAAGGTCTTTGACCATGTACATATATACACAAGTGATTTTTGAGAAATAATGGTAACACAAGTCCAACAAGGCGATAGAGTCTTTTCCTGTGGCGGAGTGGAACAATATCACCTCGTTGGTTTGTGCAGAGAGTTCTTTTATGGACTGTAAGGCGTAATACATAGTAATAATAATTATACCCTTGAACGCCCTGAACGCCCTAATGATTTGGCATTTGCCCTTCTGTGTGCGCGTTGTGCCTCTCTTGCTGTCCAACCAGTTGGACGATTAGCTATTGCTTTATTTTCAGCTTTAACAGCTGAAGCAGCGTTGCCACGCCCTACAATATTACCGCGCCCAAAGCCTGTACTTGATTTTGCCATAATATAATGATTAAAATGTTACTAAATAAAAAAAGCATTGCAAACCTCGTAAGACTTGCAATGCTGTGATAAAATGAAAAGGGTCTATATATTCTCTCTGAAAATAACTTTGCCGAGAGCTATTGCCAAATAGGTGTCATCTGGGGCAAAACCTTCTTTTTCAGCTTCTTTAAGAATGTATTGAGTTTTAGGACTATCAGGGTTTTCAATTTCTTCTTCTTTGTCGATATTGTATTTCATCTCAACAAGGGCGCGTTTAGCAAGAGGAGGTTTGTCCATGCCGTTCTGAAAAAGAATGTGAGTAATAGGTTTGTCATTTATATACTCGCCTTTTGAATTGAAATTAGCTACCTTTTTCAACCAAAAATCAGAAAGTTCTCTAAACTCTACTGTCTTTTCACCACTTAGAATGCGTTCAAGTGGTTCACGAATAATATTAACATACATAATATTTTCGTCTTTAAGCCCCAATTCGTCAATGACCTTTTTCATTTCAGGGGAGTATTGTATTTTTTTTGCCATATTGATTTATATTATTGATTAACAGTCTATTGATAATACAGCCCCTCGCAAATCTCTACTGCAAAGGTACGATATAGGTCGCAAAGGGCTGTTATCGTCGTTTGTTTTTTCTTTGTTTTTTCTTTGTGTTTTTTTTGTTTTGACACCTTACAAAGGTACGAAAAAAATTTTACCCCCTCAAAAGCGAGGGGATTTTTTAACGCCAGGGGTAACTCTCAATGCTAACAAGGTTAAACTTTTTGAAAGAACGATATTCTTGCTTTTCGAGGTCGAAATATACCTGCACGGTGTCATTAGCTTTGCGATTAGTGGTGTGCTCTGTAGGGGGTACTATATCAGGGCAAATCGTACCCCAGGCCTCTCTGATAGTGCCATCTACTTTTAGAAAGTAAAAGCGCACGATTTGGCTTTTCATTTTGGCTTTGAGCTTGATATTTGCCCACGCTTTTTTGAGACACTCTGAAAAGGTGTAACCTGTTTGCTTGAAGAATTGCCATGCAAGGCAAAAGACTGTTTTTTTATCTGTATTTTTATCTGTATTTTTCATTTTGGTAGGTGTTTTAGGTGTTACTGATTATATTGAGTGATCTATGTTAGGGGTGCATTTATATTGTGTTTTTAGCTTTTCGAGGGCTTTTTCAGTGGCATAATACAGCCCCTCGGTTTGCTCTGATTTGGTTATGCCGCGCCCTTTCAGTGGCAAAGTAGTACGTACAGCATAACAGCCATAAGAGTACTGATAGACGATTTGCGCCCCTATTTGGCTTGCTTTATTAACGTAGGTTTCTACTGCTCTCTGATGGTTACCTTGTGCCATTCTATAGCTGGTGGTGGTTTGCTCGAATAGAATATTGGCGCTTGTTATATCTGTTACAGCGGTCTTATAGCATTTGCCATCACTATCATACATGGTACTGATATAGTACTTATTAGCTATATGGTCTGTTAGGTTTAATTGAGGTGTTATAGTAGGTATCATAGGTTGATTGATTTAGGTGTTACTGATTGAAAAATTGAGCCTTTTTGTGCCTTGCTCAGGGCTGTTTGTTAGAGTACTATTACATCTGAATATTCTTGATATTTTAGCTTTAACAAGGTAAAATACTTGATAAACTTTTGTTCATTCTCTTTTGAAAATGTACCATCAAGGGCGGGGCATTCGAGGTCAATATTAAGGGCGTTAAGTAAGGCATTAACACACTCTTGCAAGGTCTCATTAAGAAAATTCATAGCTTGCTGGCTGCCATATTCATATATACCATCATTAAGGTTACAGAGTACTTTTTCAAGAGGTCTTACAAAGCTAAATTGCAATGTAAGGTAAGCTAATGCTGCTTCTTGTTTGTTCATTGGTTTCATATTCGTGTTATTTTTAGGTTGTTTTTTTTAGTTTGAAAGCAGTTTTTAGACTTGCTTAGGTCTTTGAGGTGTTACCATGCAAAGTAAGAATAATCGTGTGCAAAACCTATCTTTGAAGCTCTACCATTTGGGTAAAAGATTACGTTTTTGATGAACTTTACTTTTTTGGGTTCGTAACAATTATATATCTCTAATAACTTTTTGCGGGCTTTGCGCTTGAGGCTGTTTGACCATGTTTTTGCTGCTGCTTTCATATTCGTATTTTTAAAATGTTAGACTATCTTTTATTCTCTGTAATGCTTGATTAAATTCTTCTTGAGTGCAAGGTATAAATGTACTTTTATAACCTTGTGCTACTGTTAAGTAACAGTTTTTTCTTATCTCAGATATACATATATTAGATCTATCAAAATCTAAAAGTATATATACATAATTACAAATTGCTAAACTACCTTCAGAAAGAACTTGTACATATATTAATGTATCATCATCTTCTACTCTTTTGTAAATCTTACCTGCTTTGAGGTCTTTTAATTCTAATGTTTTCATATTCGTTTTATTTTTGATTGATATTCTTGTTTCATTTTGACAGTGCAAAATTACGTATTGTATTTTACAATACAAAATATTTAACATGGTTAGATGAAAATATTTTTTATATCATTGCTTTTCAATGATTTACAAAGTTGTAAAAAATGATTATTTGTTAAAATATATCTGTAAAAAGGTTTTGACACAAATATTTTTTTGTAATTAAAATTACAATACGTATCTTTGCAAAAAATTAAACTATCAGAAACATGAAATCAAATGCTATTAGTTTTAGGTTTTCAGAAGAAACAATATACCTAATAAAAAAACTTGCAGAGCTTGAACAGAGGAGTATCACTAATACAATAGAGGTGCTTGTTCATAAGGAAGCTAAAAAGCAGAAAATAAAATATCAACCCAAAGAGGATGATAACCAAGACAAGAAAGAGGAATAAAAAACACCACTCCTGATTTAGGAGTGGTGCCAATGAATAACACATCAAAAATACGAATGAAGAACGTTATAATATCTTCTTTTCCACGGCTTGGTATAGCTTTTGGTACTCGGTAACCATTAGCATGCTGCTATGTTCCTTGCGGTAATAACCCACGCTTGCTGGGGAAATACCCAAGAAAGCGGCTATATCCTTTTGTGAGGATAGGGAGTGCTTACATGCCAAGCCGCAAAATAGCTTGAGGTAAATCGTGCGGCTCTTTATAGCCTCGTCCGTGGTGTCTTCTATGGCTGTTTTTATCTTTTCAAGCATGGTAATATCAGTTGTCAGTGGTGTTTAGTTCCTCTTCTATGATCGCCTTAAACTGGTCAAAGCTATAGCATACATAGTACTTATATCCGAGCGCCTCGGCTTTTTGTTGAAAGTCTTTTTGATTAGGGGTTTGCTTGTTGCCTTTGATTTTCATCTCAATATACAGGCTTTTACCTTGGGGGAGCAATATGGTAAGATCTGCCACTCCTGCGAGTACCCCCTCAGCCTTGAGTCTTTTTGCTTCTGCGGGGTTGCGGGTTCCTCCGTTAGGGGTAGCATAGATAATATACTGTGGATATACGTATCTGAAATATCGCACACACATTTGTTGAAGTTGGCTTTCTTGGTACATTAGGTATTATGTTTAGTTATTTGCAAATACTTCTTTTAAGATTTCAGTAGGATAACTCTTTACAAATCCATATTTAGCATCATATTCGCTTCCCATAGGAATTTCTCTTTGTATGCACAATTTGGCTGCTTTCTTACCCATTGAAATAGCCTGTTGCAGTGGTACTCTTCTTCCTACAATATTGCTATATCCTGAAATAGTGAAATAATCCTCGTTTTTGGTGGTTATCTTGGCTTCTATTTTTGTAAGGCGCTCGTTCTGTAATGCTATCTGTTGGGCTTGTACTTGTTGAGCTTTCTCTAAAGCTATCATTCCTTGTGCTTGCGCCATTAATAATTCTCCTGCTGTCATTGGTTTGCTTCTCTCTTCCATGCTCTCCAACCACGCTACTACATGCCTGCGGACAAACTTACTCTCTCGAAGTAGCACCTGTTTTCCTTGTGTGATAGTGAGTTCAAACATAGGATATTCCCGCCCCCGTTCATTCTTGTATTTTGACTCCAAAATTTTTTGGAGTGAGATTTCTTCTTCAAATTCATCTCTGATAATAGAAAGCATGGTGTCGTGTCTTAGTTCCGTTTCCTTGCCTTCTTCTTTTCTGAATAGGTTAATTTGTTCTACAAGCTCAAGACTTGTAATTGTTTTTCTACTTGTAAGTCCTTGACGGATGGTTATTAAATTCTCCATGTTGTTTTTATTCCTTGTTAGTCTATTCTGTTAATATTTATCAAAGTGCAAAGGTACAAAATATATTTGAATTATCCATGCAATTTTTTTATATAACAAATTGAAAACGTGTAACATTTGTCACACGATTTATAGTTATATTTATACTTTTAAATGTAGATATAAATATATTTCATTTTGTTAATTTAAGGGTTAGCGACCAGTGATTACAAGGAATGCGCTGGCCGCTAATGACTATTCATACATCACTTTTAGCCCTATTTCTTTGGCAATAGCATGCTCAATTCTTGCCCCTTGGCTATCCTCCCAACCTTGTAGCATATAGATCCCCTCACAATCTATAAGGTTGATGATGTCTTTGGCTATATGCTCCTCCCATGGGTCAGCTTCCGATAGCCCGTTACAGAGAGGATTGATAACCTCGTGACCTAATGCTCGGAGGGTGGTGGCTACCTTGTCAAATAGGCGACGTACATAGTCAAGGTCTGTCCCGCTGATTTTTCCTGATAGATAGATTTTCATATTCTCAACTTTTTGACTATTTTTTGCACCTGCTCCTTGAGTTGTGTCCGTGTGCATGTGTTATCTATGATAAAGTGAAAATCACTATCAGGGACATCGTCAAGGTCTATTTCGGAAGGGTGTGTATCCATATTGCCCATTCTGCATTTCACACGGATAAAGACTGGGTCAAGTAGTTTCATCTGCTCATACTCCACTTTGAAGCGCATGTCTGTGACAATCACCCTTGGAAATTCATAATTCTCGTGAGCCAATCTATTTAGCATTAGCTTAGCGAATATATCCTCCCCAAGTAATTCCTTGTAAAAATCGGCTGTCTTTCTGTATAGCTCCCGTATGGTTAGGTTGCTCGATATACCATTGACATCTACTAATCGGCTTTCCTTGAAAAGGTCTAATTTGTATGAGTTTGTTCCTACTGCTTGAGACACTATCTCTTTGACTGGCTCGGCAAAGGCTCTTAGTTCGTATTTGTGCTGGGTGTAATCGTTGAAAAGGTTAGCCACGGTGTCCTTTCCTACTCGTTTTTTTCCTGATAGGACGATAAGTTTTTTATTCATAGTTGTTCTCTTTTATAGGTTTGTATGAGTGTTTTTACAAGTTCTTCCCGAGCTTCTTCATAATTATCAAAACCTCCATTTACAATTGCTTTAGTTTTATTAATCTTTTTCTTTCTACAATCATTTATGACATAAAAATAATTCAATCCTATAGGAGAATTATATCTTCCATATTCCCATTCTTGATTAACATTTCCGTATATTTTTTTCTCTCTGAACCAGTCAAATACTTGCTCCCAAGTGGGGAGAGAAATACATTTCTTATCTCTATTAAAGTTTTCTTCTTTAAATGCAGATATATAAAAATGTAAATATCCTTGAGCTTCTCCTTCATCATAGTAACTATTTGTCTCTATCGTAACATCAAAATCATTTTCGTAATAATGAAATAATGTAGGTTCATCAAACTCTATTTCTTTGAGTTCCTTGGCTATCTCCAATGAGACGAGCCAATTGGGGTAGTTGTTATTTTTCATCTTTTTACTGGTGTTATCTTTAAACAATTCGTCAATATTTAAATTATCAATGTTACCTAAGTTAATTTGCTCTTTAATTATAGCGCCTGTATTATTTATAATTTGCATCATTTCCTTTTTTGATTACTCTTTATAAGGTACCCATTCGCCTTTTACTTTTCTGTCATATACATACAGAATCTTTGATAAGTCGTCTATTGTCTTCTCTGTCAGTTTACGACCTTTTCCTTCAAGTTCCCCTTTATGTGTCCGGTATAATATCTCTGTTATCACACCTATTTGTGTGTCATTTAGTTCTGATGTTAGTGCAAGACTATATATATTATCTTCTTTTTCTATCAGCTCAATAGAGAGCTTCCCTAATGTTTTATCTTTCATCTTCACAAATTTACCGTTAATCATTTTTCCAGTTCTGTTTTTTATCTCGTTGTAAGCGATGTTTAGGCACTCCTCGAGAGAGGTGTTCTCTAAGAAAGCTATATCATCTAAATAACCAATCATAGTAATGATTTCATAAAAATACAAAAAAGGTGTTTCTCCTCCTATCCCTAACAATCTAAAATTAGCGTTCATTAGACGAGTTAAACTATCTTGAATGCTTAATGCTAACACTACTTTGCTATCTGCTCGCTTTCTTTCAAAATTCAAAACATCATTGATTTGCTCTAATACATCTATTTTTTTCTTATAGCAGTAGTTAATCAGGGTAACCAGTACATCACCTATCGCATCTTGGATAGCTGGCTTGTCATTGTCATAACACGCCTTGATAAGCTCGCCAACTTCTTCATGGGTCTTAAGGAGTTGGTCAAATGGGGTGCTTTTGTCAAATATCCCCCTTTCTTTTGCCCACTCTTGGATAAGTGGGACGAGTTCTTGTATTGTTTTCATTGTTTTATAATTTTTAATCGTTTTGCTATTAATTCTACTATATCCACAGTTACAGCGTTGCCTATGAGCTTGTATCGTTGTGTTTTTGAAATACGCCTTATTCTCCCATTATAATCGCCATATTGTGTCCAGTTGTCAGGAAAACCTTGCAGGCGCTCGCATTCTATTTCCGTGAGGCGGCGCACACCATTAAGTAAATTATTCTCTTGAAAAGCATTACTCGATATAGTAGGACAGATTTTGAGGTCTGCACCTTTATTTTTACCTCTTTTAAGTTGTCTTATCACAGTCATGTCTGAGTGCAATCCTCCTGAGTGTCCGCCGCCTGTGAGTGTGGCTGCAACCTTCGGGACTATATAAGTATCATTGCTCCCCATCTTGGAGTAGCGGGCTGTTATTGTTCGTGCAAGTGAAGTTTTGAAATTTCCACCTCTCCAACCTTTTTTCCTTGTCTTTCTGTCAAGTAATTTATCATCTTTTCCGATAGGAAATACTCCTGGGATACTTCGTCCTGCAAGATGTCCGATAAGGTATATCCGCTCTCTATTCTGGGGTAATACCCACTTTGTATTAAGCAGTTGAAATTCAAGTCTATAACCCCCAATGTTGGCAAACGCTTGGATAATCGCCCAAAAGTCTGCGCCAGCATTTGAGGAGAATGCTCCCTTAACATTCTCCCAGATAAAAACACTTGGTCTGACCTCAGCAATGAGGGCAATTGCGTGCTGGATAAGGCTACTTTTGGCTCCTGCGAGCCCTGCACGTTTTCCAGCAAGTGAGAAATCTTGGCAATTGTGGACGACATAGTTTCCGACAGTGTAGGTGTTATCTCGTTCAACTGTGAAGTTGAAAACAGGGATGGTTGTTCGTTTTTTTTCATTTTTTAAAACCTTAACTACTATGTTATTATTTACTTTATAACTAAAAACTTCTCTCTTTTTGTCTATAATCCACTTGATAGAAAAGTAATTTTTTTGATGTACAATTCTATTGTTTATTTCTTTTAAAGGACTAACTTCTGTAAAGAATATTGAGGGCAACTCATTATATACTCTTAAAACTAAATGCCTAATACCATATGCCATTGATATGTTTTTAGATTGACATTGATAAGTTCTTGATTTTGAAATATAACACCCATCTCCATACATATATCCATCTAAAAATGATTTCTGTATATCAATATTAGCAGTCAATATAAAACTTGGAACTACTTTTTTATCACTTCCTCTTCCTACGCTTTCACATAGTTTATACAATCTTTCATTTGAGATAATTCCTTTAACTGCCTTCCCTTCAAATTTATCATCAAAATAATAACTTATATTAATTTTGTTTTTAAAACGTCCTTTGTAACTTATCTTATTTATGATATTAGCAAAGTGTTGCTTTTCTTTTTCATGCATGCTAAAAAATATTCTATACAAAGGTTTGTTGTCTCTTTTCCTTATGGTCTTGTCAAGGTGTCCTTCTGCTAAGTAGTATCCCAATAAGTACGCTTCGTTAATATCAATGTCACAATCAATATTTTCTTGTTGATTTGACACGACAACATAATGGTCATCATTCATATCCTTTGCTTCAATCCAAAAAGGTTCTGTCCAGGAAATATCATAATTCCTTTTTTTAGAATTGTATTTTAAATTTCTCTTCACTACAAGAAAAGGATGCTCAGGAGTACATACTATAGGTTCAGTATCTTTCCCTATTCTAATAGTGTGTATATAGCCACTATGGATCCTTTCATTGATTTGTGTCACGCTTTGCCACTTTCCTGTATGAGATAATACTTTATCATTTAAACAAACCTCCGAAATATCTATAAAACCTCTATTTGTAAGAGTTTTAGTGCCTTTTACAAAGCAAGGCGAACCGAAAGTGATAATGTCAATGTCTGTAAAGTCTCCTCCGTGAAGAGTGGTAATGTCTCCGATGTGTTTTGCATGTGGAAAATTGTATTTATAGTTTGCGATTGCGTGTTTGTCTATCTCACTAAAATAGTGCTCTGTGAACTGGTAACCTGCCTTTTGAAATCCAAGCGAAAAGCCACCTATTCCACTGAATAGATCAATGATTTTCATTTGCTTTGTCTGTTATTAGTAATTTGTCATTTTCAAAGATATACTCCAAGGCTATTTCTGCTTTCAAGGACACATCATCGCCTTCAAGTGCTTTTTTAAAACTTTTGATTAAGCTTCTATTGTCTCGTTCCTTTAACTTGCGCTCTCTATAACGCTTTGTGAGTAATTCCTTTTCCTCCTTTGTAAAGGGCGCTACCATACCACGCTCTTTAAGGCCGTTATATATCCAACCACAGAACAGAGGCATACGTCCTTGCTGTTTGAAATCGTTGTAAAATTGTTGTACATTGGCTATAAACTTAGCTTCCTTTTCCTCCTCTGATAACTCCTCCTCTTTGGGGGCTGGCAGGCTCATAGGTAGGTTGTTATTTTGTCTCGTGCGACGCAACCAATCCTTGTACTTCTTCAATATCTCACAGACATAAGGGGCGTTGATAAGCTGGTAATGCTCCGTACGTGTGTCAAATTCTCCGTATCTTTCCATTTGAAAGGCTTTGTATAGCTCCTCCAAAGAAAGAGAAGAAAAGCGGCTTAAAATCATTCCTGAAATATCAGATTTGTTCAGTGGGTCTATTTCTCCCTTGAAACCGATAAGGGCGGCATGCTGAGAGATAATAGCACCAATGCCTCCGCGGACTTCTATTGGGTCAAGCTCTCGGATAGGTGAGAATGTCAGTACTTGCCGAGCAAAGGCTACTTCTTGTAATTCACCAGCCTTGCATATTTGAGGCAATATTGGAAGCGGTTTGGCGTCCGACAACATTGGCGCCTGCTGTGTTTGTAGTATGAGTTCCTGAGATGATGTTTCCATTTTGGTCAATTATTACGGGTTCTTGTGGGTTGTGTGATTGTTGGGCACTCTGTACCCAGCTAGCCTCAAAGCCTTTCCATTGCTTCTGCACTACCAAGGCAAGGATAGTATTCTTATCCTGTCCTGTTCGCTGCACCTGCTCAAGGAATATCTTAAAGGCTCGTTCGCTATTGACGGCCTTCTTAGTCTTGCGTATCCTGAGCCAGTCCTCTGTGAGGTCAGCAGCAAATCCTGCCGATAGCATAGCCTGCCTGAAATTGAAAGGAGGGGGGGCGGCGGAACCTTGGGGGGAGGTTTCTTTTTGGTCGCTTAAAGGCTGATTGTTTTTTCTCTCGTCAAAATCCATACTCGCGCTTTTTTGTTTCTTTTTTTCTAAAAAAGAAATATTTACTTTACTTTCTTTTCCTTTACTTTGTGGGGTTTCTGTTACAGAAACTCGTGTTTTTGTTACAGAAACATCGGTTTCTGTTACAGAAACTAACAAAAAGGGTAAGCTATCGCCAAGGCTATTACGTTTCATAGCCTCAAAATATCGTCTTTGTATGCCTCTACTTGTAAGTACATTGTCCGAGTTAAACAGCCCTTCATCAAAAAAGTTCCACCTAACTAAGCGTTGTACTATTTCAACAAGTAGGTCTTTGGAGATTGATGGTAATGTTTTTAGCATTTTCATCTGTAACATTTCCGACCACTCAATGAAATATCCATTACGGTATATCGCAGCGAGCAGTTTTATTGCTACAATCTCTCCTTTTATCCCAAATTCGCCTGAGATAGCTTCTATCTTTTCGTCATTAAAGAAATCCACATCAAAAGGAAAATAGTCAAGTCCTGTTTTTCTTGGTCTTGCCATTTTGATTGGTTTTAATGAACGTTTTTCACTTTTCTCTAACTTTGCCCTAAGCCCTCTCCTTGAGCATACACGCCAAGTACAAGCGAGGGCAGAGGTCAAAGAATGAATGAGTATCTATGATATTTTTTGCAATTCCTTTTCTTGTTGCTCTTTCTCCATTATTTCTATGAAGTCAAACAAAGTAGGCATGCTTACTTCTTCATCGGCAGCCTTGCAATAGGATGCCCCATCTAAAAAGTATTGAGGATTGAGTTCAAAACCTATCCCATAACGACCCTTGAGGATTGCTCGATAAGGCACTGTCATTAACCCTCCAAAAGGGTCTAATACTACATCACCCTTGTTGCTCATCTGCTCAATTACACGGTCAGCAATGTCAAACTGCATTGGGCAAAGATGCATCTCTTTTCCTTTGCTCCATTGTGATCCGTTTAGGGTGAGCATACGAGTTACATCCGTCCACACTTCATCACTCCAGCTTTGAGGCTGTAAGAGCATAAACGAGGTGGGTAGTTTGCCGTGCAGGTCTAATGTTTCGGCTATTTTTACATTGTGCTCGTGGTTATACACTTCATTAAGAGAGAAGTTTTTGTACTCCTGGAAAATAACATTGTGTGGTAGTTTAGCGAGTTCTTCAGGGGTCAAACAACGATTACCAGAGGAGCGTGTAAATCCGTGAGCATCTATCTGCCATTTTGCACGTGTATACTCTTTTTTATCCTTTATTACAGGTTCATCTGCATAAGCATTTGTTTTGTCTGTAGCTGGCTTTCTAAATAGTAAGAGATATTCGGGCATTCCTACTCCCATTTTAGTTCCGTCCTTACATTGTTCACTCCAACCCAAGCGGTAGGTTTGGTTGTTCTCACGAACCACATCAGTAACAATGGTTTTCATACCCATATAAGCAAAACCATGCTTGGTGTAGTGCTGTATGCAATCTACATGGAAAGGATACACTGTTTGTACTCCCATTCCTGATAGTCCCATGGGTACAATACGGTCTTTTACGTGTATAGCTGCTATCCTGCCAGGCTGTAACACTCGGAACAAATTAGGGGTGAGATAGTCCATTTGCTTAAAAAACTCCTCATTGCTTTCAGAGTGCCCAAAATCAGCGTAATTAGGGGAGTACTCATATTGGGTGCTGAAAGGTATTGAGGTTAGGATAAGTCCCACACTATTATCTTTCAAAGTGTGAGGATTTTCATTAGGATTGAGTTCTAATACATTATCGTTATTGACGATCTTGTAATTTCTCCCTACTATCTCTATACGTTCTACCCCTATTTTGCGGGTGAGTACTTGTGCCATTTCGGAATGAGATAGTCTGTATTTCTTGATTATTTCCGTCATATTCTTTACGAGTTTGTTGTGATTTTTCCACTTGGTTTCCAAGGTTTTTCGTACGTTGCGTTCTGCTTCTGTGTATATCAAATCCACACGTACTTTGTTCTTTTGGAGGAAGCGCTGTAAGCGGTGTATAGATTGGATAAAATCGTTGAACTTATAGCCTATTCCTAAGTATATAGCCCAGCTGCAATACCTTTGAAAGTTACACCCTGAACCTGCTATCACGGGCTTTGCTCCTAATTCCTGCAACTCTCCATACGAAAAAGCTCTGATAATCTCCTCACGCTTTTCAAAGTCTTGTGAGCCATATATTGATTTAAGGGTTGGGATAGCCTTTTCAATTGCTTTGCGTTCGCTTTCCAAGTCGTGCCATATTACACGATGCGCTTCAGGGTCTTCTGCTCGAAGTTCTAACATCTTTTGGATACGATCCTCTAATGAGTCTCTTTTCTCCTTGGCCGATGCTTGCAAGCCTAATGCTACATCTTTAAACAAAAGCCCTTGTCCATGCTTATCAAACCCCGCGTCTAAGTGATTGGTAGGTATTTCATGCCAACGCAAATCTAATTCAGGGAGGATATACCCTATATCGTCTGCCTCATTTTGGGTAATATCAGAAGGCTTTGTTACAAAAAGCCCCCATGAGGATACCCATAACCAAAATTCCTCTTCTTTATGAGCATGTAGGGTGAGTTTGTCTGCTTTGGTACTATCTCGTTTAAAGAATCGTGTTTTGGCTTGCGATACATCCATTACCCCTAAGAAATCAGCATAAGCCAATAACTCGATGTAATCATTAGGAGAAGGCGTGGCTGTGGCTACAAATCGGTATTTGATATTGTCAGCACCTCTACGTTGTTGCATGGGTCCTGCATCACCTGTAAATAACCTCATAAACTCGCGGAACGTTTTAGAACCTCCTAAACCTCGGAGGATACTCGCCTCGTCAAGGCTTGCTACCTGAAAGTGTCGAGGGTCTAACTTTCCATCCCTGATACTTTCATAGTTGGTGAGGTATATACCATCCTTGTCCTCTGTTTCCTCGATACGTCGAATAAACTTAGGGGCTACCTCCCAACCAAGGATATTTTTAGCATCCTCGATAAACTCTTGTCGTACAGATAGCGGGCAAACTATTAGCCCTTTGCCACCTCCTGCCTTTTGAAGGACTACTCGTACTGCTTCCAGCTGGGTAACGGTCTTATGTAGCCCAAAAGAAGCAAAGCAGGCACGCCTACCACCCTCTACCATCCACTTTACCATTAATCGGTTGTGGGGCTTCATTCGTGGGTTAATCTCATCAAGGCTACAAGGAAACCCTTGCTTAGGGGCTATCTTGATTTTGTTCTTTAAAAATTCTTGATACTCGTTCATTTTTGATTTGAAATTAGAGATTTGATAAAGATTGCCGCGCGCTCAATCTCCTTTCAAATCGGTTGTTATAGCCCCCGCTCACGGCTCGAACGTGCGGGCTTGCCTATCGGGGTGTCCTTCTAAAGAAACTAATAACTTTCCTCCTCCTCTGGTCTTACTATATATTCATGGCAAAAGGCGTGGTCAATTACGGCTTCTATCTTCATCACCTTAGCCGATAGCAGTGTCATTGTGTAAGGTATCACCTTGTCGTTCTCCTTCATTATACGATCAAAAAAGGCAATACATAGCGGTTTGGTCTCCTCGGCATTAATGGCTTTTACTAAGAATTTTTCATAAGGACGTGTATAACCATCCGACGTAATCTCCATTTCAACGATATAGTAATTTACCTTGCGTTCCTCCTCTAATTCCTTGGCCAAGGTTACAATATACAGGTACTCCTGCTCCTTGAGAGATACTACTTCAAACGATCCCTCGTAGCGCTGCTCTATGTAATCAGTGAGTATCTGCATGGCTGTATCTACACTGTTAGCATATAGGTAAAAGGTCTGTTTCTTTCCTTGGAGCTTAACCACAGCTACCCATACAGCGGCGTTACCATTCACTAAAGTAGCTTGTCTTTTTACATTGCTTACTTTCACTTGGGAAATATCCCCGCTCTGTAGGAAAAAATTAATCTCCTCTAAGTTGTGATGGTCTAAGAATGTACCACGTTCAAAGATTATCTCTTTTCGTTCTATATTGACTAACTCCCCAGTGCTTTCATCTACGAAGTTCTCAGGCCATTTTCGGTAAAGCGTCTCGGCCAAGTACTTATCCTTCATCTCAGATAGATTGGAGGTTGTGATGATCTCCTCCTCAAAACGATTAACGGTTTCTTTCATTGCTTATTTTCTTTTAAATCTTGCTTATTTACTTTTTTGCGTTGGTTTTTAGACAGTTAGGATTGATTTTTTGCCTTGCTTAACGAGGGGGAAAAATTGCTTATTCCTCATCGCTTATTGGTTCAGGCAAATCTAATCCGAAAAAGTCCATACATAGCTGCCTGATTTGCTGTTTAAACTCCTTCTCCCATTCGTAAGTGGTCAGCTTGGTGCTGCTCTTCGGCACTCTTACTACCTCCCCAGTGGCAGGATTAACACGCTCTTCATAGTTACAAGTTGTCTTTAACAGCGTATGCACTTCATTTGGATTGTATAACTCCCCCCACTCGTTATAGATAGCGGTCTGTATGAGTGGTATCCAGCAAGCCCAATAAAAGGCATTTTGCTCATTGCTCCTTTTCTTGCTACGTCTTTCAATGGTTAGGTTGATAGGCAAGCCCTCAAAGGAGCCAATCGCACGAGTTACCATTTCTCGGTTACCTACCAGCTTGCCGTCTTTAACGGTAGTGGGGATTGTTATCTTCTTCATTGTCTTTTAGTAATAGATAGAGGAATATAGCCGTTACCATGGTATGGGTAGCTTTGGTATAGTCCCTTAGAATTATCAAGCAAAGGAGATTAAGGGCTAACATCAGGACGATCATTGCTTTTGTCATAATAGAGGTTTTGCAATTTCTAAGAGTTCTCTCTGCTCTTCGAGGAATTTATTTCTAACATCGTTTGTTTTAAAGCTCATTATCCTTGCATTACAATGGTGATTTCTACCTACGATTTCACCTACTTCCACTTCAATACTATATTTAGTGGCATTGTCATTCCAATCAGGCTGCCAGCCTTCATTGTAGTAGTCTCTAAGAAAGAGTAGTCTCCTTAATGCTTCCGAAGCATCTG